TATCCAGAATAATTTGTTTATAACATTAATGGTAGTAGCATTAGACATAACTTTCCGTTCTACTTCCTCTAATCTTCTTTGACCATCAACTAATAGTTCCATTTGTTGATGTAAAAACTTTTCCATTTGACTAATTTTTTCTTCAGCTCGAGCTAATGAAACAATAGCTTCAGACAATTTGTCTAGCTTATTTTCTATTCTATCGAGTCTATCGTTTTGAGTTTCTCTTGCCATTACTTAGTATACTCTTTAAAGTTTTTCATTCCAGCATATTTTTGAGTTTCTTTAGTAGTACCAGCCATAGATCCTGTATATTTACCAATGACTTTACCAGAAGAAATATATTTGTCTAAAATCTTTTGTTGTTTTAAATTAAGCTTCATAGCATTATATAATGCTTCTTTACGATTTGTAGTACTACCACTATATGGTTTTTTAGCAGCATAAATACGACTAGCTTTAACATCACCAGCAGCTTTACCTACATATTGAGATTTAATTTGACCACGATCTAAATAATCTTTTAATATTTCTGCTTGAATTGGATTCAATTTCATTGCAGCACATAATGCTTCGTAATTTTTACCCCAAGATTCTGAAACTATATTTTTAAATGCTGATGTTGTTTTAGATTCATTAGCTAATCTCAGTGCATTTTTTACATTAGGATCTGATGCCAATCCTTTTTTCATTTTTTCAATTTTCTTATAAGCACCAGTCATATTACCACCCATTACTAAAGCTAATTTGACTGCTTTAGCTATAAGTTCCGGTGGAAACTTTTGATTATATTTTTCGTTTAACATCTTATCCTCTTTATTTTTTAACAGCAATCGCAATTACAACATTCGCAACAATTACATTTTGCCATGTTTAACCCCTTACTTTAGCAGCTAAATCTTTATCGGCACCACCCCAGGTTCCTTTTGATTTAGTTACAAATGAATTTACTCTGGCCAAACCCCATTGTGTTGGATTAGTACCAGGCCTATGACTTGTTTTCCAAGCCGCATATCCTCTATCGAATACTTTTTTTAGTATACCATAAGGCATACCAGTTTTATCTGCTTTCTTTTTTAAAGCTGCTTTTGCATCAGTTTCTTCTAATGATTGTTTAAAACTTTTCATCTCTCCAAACTTCTTCCTATAGTTTATAGTGTGTTGACTTTCAGGAGCATTTGGTCTAGGTTTATTATATGCTTTTTTCTGCTTTGCAGTCATATCGGTATAATCTTTATGAGGACCATAACCCTCTACCAATTCAACTCCATCTAACCATACACGTTTTTTATTTTCACCTAACTGTACGATAACATAATTAGTACCTAATACTTTAATGTTACCAACTTCATTACTTTCTTTGATAACTACCTCGTCACCAATTTTAAATAAATTACCTTCAACATATTCTTCTCTTCTATCTGAGACTTTTTCTAATTGAACATGTTTTCTAAAATTCTTTGATTCTGCAAGACCCATACCAGCTCTTACAGCATTAAATAGTCCTTCAATATCTTTAAAACCTTTAGGCATACCTTTTGAAAATAAATTTAAATCATTTTCTTTTGCTGCAGCCCTTAATTTAGAAGCAGACATACCAGTAGCTCCTTCAGCATCTGGATCTCTAGCACCAGCACTTTTAACTACTATACCATCTTCAAAAGCATAAAATCCATGTCTACCTTTCATTCCATTATATTTGTTTAAAAGTTTTTCAAATTCTAAAACTCTATCTTCACCAGCAACCATAGTTACTTTAGTATACCCTTGATCGTATAATTTTACAACTACATCAAAAGCACTTCTTACTCCTTTATCAGCCATGATATTTCTAGCATGTTTTGGAAACATTTTTCTTAAGAACTTAACCTTTAATTTAAAGTCTAAAGGATTCTTTTTTGGATCCTGACTTTGAGAAGGATATATTCTATATTGGCTTCCTCTTGCAATCTTTTTAATTGCATCCATAAGCTTTTCATGACCAATTGTTGGTGGATTAAATCTACCAAAGGCGAATACTACTTCACCACTATCTTCTTTCAAATATGCCTTAAAGGAATTTACTTTCATAATCTATTTTGCTTCTTTGTTCTTTTTAAGTTTTGCTTTATCTGCTTTTTTAATTGCAGGTAAAAGCTTCTTAGCAATTTTATTAATTGCTCCTTTTTTCTTATCTACTTTCTTTTCTAAATCTGTACGAGCAGCAAATCCTAAATCAGCTTTAGATTTACCTTTAAGAATTTTTTTGATGATTAATTCACGGGCTTGTTTTTGAGCTCGTGCTTTAAGTTTTTCTGGAGAAGCAAGCTTTTTAGCAGCTTTTTTTCTGCCTAGCTTGATTTTTGCTTTGTTTTTCTTGAATGCAGCTTTCATTTTCATACGAGTAGCCATTGACATAGCTTCGTCTTGTTCTGCAAACTCTTTAAAAGTTTTCATATCCTCGGTTATCCCATTAAATTAGTTAGGATTATCCCAACCTTTTATTATATCCTTGCTAAAATTGTTAGTAGAAAATTCTAATCTATCAACAAGTTTAACCGCTCCACCTTCCATACGATCTATGGCAACAAAACCCTCTGGGTTGGTTACCTTAAATCCGGATTTAGTCTTTACAAATGTACCTATTTTATTAAGACTATTTAGTTTATTTATAATAAT